CATTTGATATAGCACCGTTAGCGTCATAAGTTAAAACACCTATCTCAATCTTATTTTGTCTTTGGGTTATACTCGTTTTAGCGGGTGAACCGAATACACTAGGCATTGACATGATTAAACCCTTATAATCATTTAGTGTAACAGCTCTATTTTGAGCAGAAAAGTTATACGCTATATAATTTCTTAATTCCTCGATTGTTGGTTCATCTGAACCACCAACAGCTGGTGTTGTGTTGTTAACACCAATAGAGGCCCTTACCGTTGAGTTAATATTCTGATCTGGTCCATTAATTGTTGCGTTTAACCTAGTTATATCGGTTATCGTACCAACACCTGTATTGGATTCAACACCACCACCTATTCTATATTTAACGAACATTGTGGTGTTTGTGATCGGGGCCATACCTAAACTACCGTTTCTTAAAAAACTTTTTAGACTAAAACTACCACCATCCATGAAATCATCTAAAATATCAAACGATGAATCAGTTTGAGCACCAAATGTTATCTGACAGAACCCATTTGGGGTGAATTCGGTGATATATCTTTTATCAATTTTCTGGTAAACACCTTTAGCAATTCCGTTGACCCTTGGTGCTGTTGTATCTTCGGTAAAAACATTATCTTCAGCTAATGATGGTACCTCATACCATTTATTAGAACTACTATAAAATTCACTCTCAGCTGGTGTTGCTGTATAATTAGTACCAGCTTTGTGTATTATTGAATCAACTGATAATACGTTATTCTCTGGTAATGTTATCTTATAGAATGGTTGCGTTGTTGAGAACGATTGTGTGTAAACTTTACTAGACCCCGCAACAACAATACCAGTTTTTGTTATACTATAACCAGTTAATTTATTATTTATAAAAATTGGTCTTTTAGTTCTATCAACATTACCAGAACTATTAGTTGCGGAAGCAAAATCAATGTCATATAATACCTCATACGCACCAGAACCGTTACTAACTTGTGTACCAGCTTTAATAATTGGTAAATATTTTTTATCTTCTTGGTCACCATAAACTGGAACTTGCGCTGTAAACTCAACAACCGCAACAGCGGCTGACTTAGTTGGTAACTTTAAACCATATGTTTTGGCGATATTATATAAAGATTGTCTTTCTTGAGCGTAATCAAGAACCGTTTCTTGTAATGCACGGTCAATCTGATAGTTTAAATTATCCGCAATAGCTGCATTCAAATCCAAAAATACTGATAGTATAGATGCATCGTTAAAATTCTGTACAACTTCTGGGTAATACTGTTTAATGTAATTGATTTGCTCCGTTTTTAAGGAAGCGAAATCTCTTTTACTGTAATTTATCTGTCTTGCCATTTTTTATAGTGTTATAGCCAATTTATCGCTTGTCTGGAACGTTTTTGTTGTTATTGTATAATCTAGGTTTATCCTAATCTGATGTTCTCTTTCAGTGTCATTTTTATATCGCTCCTCGTCACCAACTCTGGTAATGACAACATCGTTTAATTTTAAATTTGGAATGTATTTTTCAACCGCATCTTGAATCTCAGCCTCTATTTTACCTAAGGTTATATCATCTAACGGTTCAAATATATATTGATATAAATTTGTACCAAAATCTGGCAAAAAATATCTGGATCCCTTTTTTGTTAATAATAAATGGATTAGCATAGCTTTAACCTCTGATTCGGGTATTGTGGTTAATCCAACATAATCACCACTATTCGAATTAACGAATGGGAAATCCATACCAAATGTTTGTTTCTTTATTGCCATAAATCTTTTATAAATAAATATCGGTATATTTTATTTTTTGTAAATAAAAAAATCCCACCAGTTAGGTGGGATTTATATTATTGAAATAATGTGTAACTAATAACCTATATTTGGTTAAGAACTACATCCGAAACAATCGAATTGACTATTCTCTGGTTTAGTTACTTCTTGTATTTGAGCTGGCTCTGGTTTAACCATAGCTGATATTGCTGATTCAGTCGCTGAAACATTAATTGCTAAGTGTTTCGCCCCTGTTGAAATAGCTTTTGTTCTCACATAGTAAGAAAGTGATTTAAGACCACGTTTCCAAGCCCAAAAGTGACTAGATGATAATTTCTGAACAGTCGGTGCCTGGAAATAAACGTTCATAGATTGTGATTGATCAATAAATGGTGCTCTATCAGCCGCCATATCAATCAATTCTTTCTGTGAAACTTCCCAGATTGTTCTATATTTTTGGATTAAATGCTCAATTCTTTTGATTTTTTTCTCATAATGTTTGTCATTTGGGTCCAAAAACTTGTTAAAGTTAATGTTTTGGATAGAACCTTCGTTCATAATGATTTCATTTTTAAAAGTTTCTGACCAAATACCCAAATCCTCAAAGTCTTCAATCAAATATCTATTTGCGATTAAGAACTCACCACCAACAACTCTTCTATTGAATAAATTAGATGGAATAACTTCTGTCATTTCATATGATCCAGTAATTTTAGCTGAAGAAGCTACTGGCATTTGCGCTGTGAATAAACTATTACAAATACCGTGTTCTCTAACAGACGCTTTTAATGAATTCCAATCCCACATCAATTCATTTTTATCAACACCCCACATATCAAATTGGAACTCCCCTTTTGACATCGGGGACCCTTTAAAATATTTGTAAGATTTATACTCACCAGATTTACATAAATCATTACTTTCGCTAATAGCCGCAAAATATATGGTTTCAAAAATTTTCTTATTCAATTCTTTAGCCTCATCCGATGTGAAAACGTAATCCATTAAAAAGAATACATCAGCCAAACCTTGTACACCAATAGCAATCGCCCTTTGTTCAAGACCACCTTTTTTACCCTTTTCAGTTGAATATGAATTAATATCAATAACTTTATTTAGCGCCCTAACAACTTTTCTAACTTCATGATACATGTGGTCAAAATCAAAAGTTTTGTTTTTTACATAGTTTTTAACAACTACAGATGACAGTGTACAGATAGCTGTTGTTTTTTCATCTGTGAATTGGTAAATTTCGTTACAAAGGTTTGATTGTTTAATAACACCGATATTCTGATGATTCGTTTTTTTGTTAGCGTTATCTTTTGAACAAAGATATGGTATACCAGTTTCAACCTGTGATTCAATAACTTTAATCCAAATATCCTGAGCCTTTACTTTCTTACCTAAGCCCATTTCTACGGCTTTGTCATAGTTAGCCTCATACTCATCACCAAAACACTCCTGAAGTGGCTTAATACCGTTCTTAACGATGTCATTCGGGCAGAATAAATACCAATCACCATCTTCTTCGACAGCTCTCATGAAATTATCTGGAATCCATAATGCTGTGAACAAATCTCTTGCTCTTAATTCTTCAGCACCAGTATTCTTTTTAATTTCAAGTAGGTCAAAAATATCTTTATGCCATGGTTCGATATAAATTGCGGCACTTCCTGGTCTACGTCCTTGTTGGTTAAAGAAACGAAGTGATTCGTTTACGATTTTAAGGTATTTTAATAACCCACCAGCAAAACCGCCAGATGTTTTAATTCTACTTTCTTTACTACGGATATTTGACATACATAGTCCAATACCAGCTGCGTCAGCGGAATAAACAGAGATGTCCCTTAAACTGTCTAAAAGACCGTTTCTTGAGTCATCGTTATTGTAGTGTAACACACATGATGCTAATTGAGGGATTTTGGTACCTGAATTAATCATGATAGGTGTTGCAGGGGAGATAAATTGGCTTGATAAAGCCTCATAGTATTCAACAGCCTCTTCAAACGAATTTGTAACCCATAAAGCTACACGCATATACATGTGCTGTGGTCTTTCAATTTGTTTACCTTGAGATGTTTTTGTTAAATACATTTCATGTAGTGATCTCCAAGCGAAATAATCAAACTGGAAATCTTTTTCATGATTAATAGCACCATCAATTTTATCTGGCCCGTATTCATTAATCATTTTAATTAGCGTCTCGTTGATAATATCATCTTCAGCTAACAAACTCATTGTTTCACTAAAACTTGGGTTTGTTTCTTTATGATAAGAAGAGATAGCGATATTTGCGGCTAATTTACTGTAATCATAGTGACTACCAGTATATGATGCAGCGATCTCAGCTATCAATTTATCAATCTCTTTTGTTGTTACCACCCCTTCATTTGGTAGTGAAGTTATAACTTTGATGAATATTTCATCAGTGTTAACTTTTAAACCTTTGGCAGCTTTTTTAATTCTTGTTAAAATCTTTGTAGGATTAAACGCAGCTTGTTCATCATTACGTTTTTGTATGATCATTTTATTTTTAATGTTATGTTAATATTTTAATTTTAATTAGAAATCATCAGTGAAACTAAGTTTCTCATTCAACTTAGCCTTTTGGTATTCCATTGTTCTAGACTCGACGAAATTACACTTTATTTCGACAGCGATTTGCTCCATGAATTTAAAAGGTTGTTCGACATTAAATTCTTTCTTGCAACCGAATTTAACTAATAACCCGTCAGTTACAAATTCTAAATATTGTTTCATTAAATTAGAATTCATACCAATTAAAGATACTGGTAATGATTCTGTGATAAATTCTTTTTCAATATCCAAAGCAGATAAAATAATTTCTTTAATCCTAGCCTCAGATGGTTTGTCAACAATATGGTTATTAATTAAATGAATAGCGAAATCACAATGTAAATTCTCATCTTTAAAGATAAGGGTGTTTGCGTTACATAGACCTTGCATCAATCCTCTTGATTTTAGCCAAAAAATAGAACAAAAGGACCCTGAAAAGAAAATACCTTCAACAGCAGCAAACGCAACTAACCTTTCTTGAAAAGAAGAATTTTCGATCCAATCTAAAGCCCATTTAGCTTTTTTCTGAACAGCGGGTAGATATTCTAACGCTTTAAAACTTTCGATTTTCTCTTGGTGATTTGAAATGTATGTATCAATCAACAAAGAATACATAAGGCTGTGAATATTCTCCATCGCAATTTGCATACCATAGAAAAATTTAGCTTCTGGGTATTGGACCTCTTTTAAAAAATTTTCAGCAAGATTTTCATTTACAATCCCATCCG